AGTTTTGTCATCAAAAAGCTAATGATTTTGTCGACAAGCTTACATTTGGACGTTGCTGGTGTGAGAGGGTTGAAGTTTGGGAACATGAAGGTAACTCTGCATGTTATGGTTTTAACCCTACAGAGCATTTTATCCCAACCAAAATAATCACTGAGCAACCAGCACCGGAACCACCTCAGATTAAAACGCCAGTTGATACAACACCGATAACACCACCAGTTAATAATCATCAGCCAACACAACGTGAAGTTCCGCTTTATAATACAAAAACAAAAAACACATATAAAAGATTGTTTGATGGTACGAGTTGGGGTACCAAAAAATAAATAAGTTAAATGAAGCTTAACGACATCTATGGTAACCGGGTAGCAGGTAAACCCTCGGTAATAAAGGTAGATTTACCTAACATGTCAGTACCGACTTTAAAACAAAGAGATAAAAAACTGGTCGATTTAGAAAACACCGTAACGAAAAGGATGAATGACGCTGTCAATAAAATCGTACCACCACCCAATAAAAAGTTTTCAGAAAAACCGGGAAGTATTAAAATTGTTAGCTACGAAGAGGCTATTAAAGAACTGGCCAACACTTACAAGAAACCTAACCAATAGTCTTTAAACGACTTACAATAAAGCGTAAAATATCACTTCTTACAATTTCGTTTTCTGTAAACTTAAAAGTGTAAATACCTTTTTCAACACACTCAGGAGATGTAAAGGCGGCCAGTATTTTGGTGAAACCTGATGTTTTACCAATATCTGTCTGAAATGAATCGCCAGCTATAACGTACTTACTATTATGGCCAAATCTTGTTAAAATTGTGGTAAGTTCTGCAAGAGTTAGGTTTTGAGCTTCATCGACTATTACGAAACTATTTCTAAACGTTAATCCTCTTAAGAAATTTACAGGTAAACACTTAATAACATCAGATGATATTAAGTTCTTTATTACCATTGGAGAAACTAATTCTTCTAGTTTATCGTTTAATGGCATTGACCATGGCATAAACTTATCATCTATTTCACCAGGAAGTGCGCCAATACTCTTACTCGCACTCTCTACAACACTACGCACATAAACTATATTTTCAAGCTTACGTTTGGCTATTAATTTAAGTGCTGCTAAAACAGCTAAGTATGTTTTAGCTGTACCTGCTGGACCATCTACAAAGGCAGCATGAGAATCATCTCGAGATATTGCTTGTAGGAAGTCATTTTGTATTTCTTTAAAAGTGTACTTATTTGTTACATCAAAATCGTACTCCCACTTTTTGTTTTTAAGAGTATTTTCTAACTCTTCTATTTCTTTATTTTTTTTGTCATTTTTCTTTCCTTTACGAAATTTTTTATTTGACATCTCTTTTATTTATATTATAATCAGGAATGGAAAAGACTTTATTTTTAAGCGACGACTTTGTGTTTTACACACTTGAAGGTGAAGGTGAGTATGTTGGCTGGCCTTCAGTGTTTATGAGAATGTCCATGTGCAATTTAACGTGTATAGGTTTCAAGAGTGAGGATTCGCCATTTGGTTGTGATTCATATATAAGTTGGTCAAAGAAGAATAAAATGACTTTCGAAGAAATTGCTCAGTTATTTGAAAAAAACGGGTATGATAAGCGACTACGTGAAGGAGCTCTTCTTAAGCTTACCGGCGGTGAGCCATTCATCCAGCAAAACAATCTCATTGAGTTCGTTAGGTTTATTTATAAGAGATGGGACTTTATCGACTACACAAAAGTGTATAACATCGATACAATTAAGCCAACTTTATATATCGATTTTGAAACAAACGGTACAATAATGCCTAGTGAAGAATGGTTTGATACGGGAGCCGTAATTACGTTTACTACATCACCGAAACTTTCAAACAACGGCGATCCAGAGGAAAAACGTTACAAGCCAGATGTATTAAAGTTCTTAGTTAAGCATGGTGCATGTTTTAAGTTTGTTGCACGTCAAGAGTCTGATCTTGACGAAGTGTTTAAAAAGTACATTAATAATCCGGACATTAGAGTATCTCGTAATCGTGTATGGATTATGCCAATGTGTGGTTCACGTAAAGAACTTACTGAAATTGGTGCTAATGTAGCTGAAATATGTAAGAAGCACGGTTTAAAATTTTCAAATAGACTACACTTGCAGCTGTGGGACCGTGCACTCAAGGTTTAATATGAAGCAAAAAATTACATTAATATACGAAAATGAATATACTAACGAGTTTGCAGGTCATTGTGGTACACCCCGTAAAATGACCGTTGAGTTACCAGGAGGCATAGAATTGTCTGCTCTCCTAGAACAACTCGAACTTTTTATTAAAGGTGTTGGGTATTTTCCGCCGGAGAATGCACATTTAGATTATGTAGATGATGATAACACAAATACTTCTGCAGATCATTAAATAACATAATGAAGTTAGTACCATTCTTATCTTTTCTTAACCAGGTTAAAATATATCACTGGCAAACATTTTCATATGCTGAACACAAAGCCTTAAACAAAGCTTACAAAAATTTAGACAACCTTTTTGATTTGTTTGTCGAAACATACTATGGTAAGTACGGCAAGACATTGGAGTCTAAAATCTATCATTTTGAAGTAAATTCGTTAACTGAAGATACTGATATAAAGAAAGTGTTAAGTAACAAAAAGAGAGAGTTAATTACTTACTTAAGAGAGTTATTAGTAGGAAATGATGAAGACTTACTTAATATCGTAGCTGATATAGAAATTGAAATTAACCATTTGCAGTACTTTTTGGATCTAAAGAAATAGTAAGTTGCTTTTTACTTTGTATAGCTTTTTTAATGTGAGTATCCCAAAGTATAATTACGATAATTACCCCCACCACTGACCCTATTACCCACATTGGTACGGTGGCAGCTGTATAAGCAAGAGCAAAAGATGCAATTGATCCTATACCCATCGATATGTTTTTAAGTAAAATTGCAAGCACTAAGAACAATACCCCCACACCAACCAAAGCCTTAATAATATAACCAATCATTTCTGCTTTTTGGTTTGCTCGAGCTATTTCAACGGCATCAGCTGTTTGTTTCTTTATCTGTTCTAATTGAGTTTTTTGATCAGCTTCAAGCTTGTTAATTGTAAGGCGTTGTTCTTCTCTAAGTTGTTGTTTTTCTTTTTCTTTTTGTTCTATTAACGTTTCTGCTTTATCTAAATCAGCTTTTTGTGAAATAGCTAATTCAACTTCAGCATTGTAATTAGTATAAAGTTCATCTATAGTTTTTGTTTTTTCTTCGTTTACTTGTTTTACAATAGCGTCTTTTTGATCTTGAGTTAAACTATCAGTACGAGCCATAATTTCTTTAGCTCTTAAATGTGCAATGAGGGTGTTTATGTCTTGTTTTTTCTTTTCTTGGGTAACAACGTATATACCATAATCTAATGCACCAATCTCAGCAAAATTTTCATTATCTTTCTTTTTTGCATCATCATATGTTTTTTGCAAATCTTCTCTAAATTTAGCATATTGCAATTCTAATTGATTCCGTGCATCGTTAACTTTTTTGTTAGTATCATCCAACGTTTGAACATTTTTTTGTTCATTTTCTGTTTTTACGACATTAGTTGCTGCGGTATTATTATTTGAACCGAATTTAAATTTTGGAAATGTAAAAGTAGCACACCCTGCCAATAAAAAACAAACCATTATAGATAATATAGTTCTCATAACGGTATTTAATAAATATTGATATATGAACAAAGACATGCATTTAATTTACGAGAAGTATTCGAATACTGCCGCAAAAGTTGAAATTATCGAAGAAGGTTTGTTTGATAGATTAAAGGCAAGAGGTGCCCAGGCTATAGGTGCCGCAAAAGGCTTGGGTCAACAAGCCGTTGGTTACGGTCAACAAGCAGCTGGTAAAGGGGTAGGGTTAATTGCAAAAGCAGCTGGTGGTGGTAAAGCAGCAACAACCGTTCAACGAAATATACAAAAAGCTGGTACACAACGTGTTGCAGCAGGTAAAATTCAAGGTGATATTGCAAAAATTGAATCCTACAAAGCTTCAGCAATTAATAAATTTAAAAATACAATTAATGATATTGCCAATGACGTTAAAAAATTAGGAATTTCTCAAGACACGACAGGTTTAGAGCAGTTTATGGCTCAAGCTGAACAAGAATTTGAAACAACATTTGCAAGTAAAGTTGATGAATTAAAAAAATCAGCAGGGGTTGGTGAAGAAGACGAAAACAAACCAAGCGATTTCCCACCTAAAAAAGATGTTGTTTTAACAAAACAAAAAGCTCCAACAAAATATTACGCATAATTGATTTAGCATTGTAAAGTAATAAATCTTTAAATGCGCATAGCAATATCTGGTACCGCTAATCAAGGTAAGTCCACCTTGATCAAAGACTTTATTGAAAAGTGGCCAATATATAAGACTGAGAGTAAAACATACCGTGATTTGTTAAAAGAACAAAAACTACCTCATAGTAAAAAAGCTACAAAAGATACTCAATGGAAGATTCTCAACTTAATGGTTGAAGAGCTTCAAAAGTATAAAAATAGTGATTATGTTATTTTTGATAGATGTCCTTTAGATAACTTGGTTTATTCGTTGTGGTGTTGCGAAAAGAAAGTCGGTAAAATAGATGACGAATTTATTTCAAAATGTATTCCGGTTGTTAAAGAAAGCTTTAAATTTTTAGATATAATTTTCTTTTTGCCGATAACAAAAGCTGCTCCAGTACCTATTGAAGATAATGGTAAAAGAGAAACAGACGAGGTTTATGTGAAAGAAATAGACACTCTTTTTAAAAGTTTAAACTATCAATACCTACACGGCTTAGGAAGAACACCATTTTTTCCTGTAGATGATTGCCCTGGTATTATAGAAATTTTTGGTACAAGAGAAGAGCGTATTAGTATGATTAAGTGGTATCTTGACAATGACGGTGACCTAATTGGTGGTGATGTTAAATCAGCAGAAGAACTCTTTAACCCACAAAATTTAGAAGAGATGAAACAGTTATTAGAGTCACAAAAACAATTACAAAATAGAGAACGTGACATACAAGCTGAACACGAAAAGATTAAAGACTTCGTTAAGAAAACAGGTGTTAAATTTTAAGACGTTCTAATCCAAACATATACACCATACAAAGGTGGTATATTATTATGGGGGCTAAATATTGTAGTGTTAGCAGATGTGGAGTATGTAGTGGGATTATCTAATCTCCAAGCTGGTGGGGTTTGTGGACCGTTTTGAAAACTCGAAGAGGTACCCGTGTTGTTCAATCTAATACTAAAATTATGTACATGCACAGGCATTTCATTTTGTGTTACCTGATGCACATACTCACCGTAAGTAGTGTCAGCACCAACGTTAAATGTTAAATTTGTACTGTTTCTATCACCTTTATTATAAAAACCACCGTTTTGTGATGTTGTACCGACACCTGCTAAAAAATAACCTTGACTAGATAACACTAAACTCCAAGTAGTACCAGTAAAATAAGTTTGAGGATTTACACCGTCGTATGTACACTTAATACTACTTACCGGGTACATTGCTAATGATAAAGCACTAAACGTAGTGTTAATAGTATTTGTTACTAAATTTGTAAGATAGTTGTTATAGTAATTTTCTTGAGCTGATATAGAATATAATGTAGTTGAAAGCTGGTTTATAAAAGTATTATTAGCAGATAGTATTGGTGCAAATGATGCGTTTTCTATGTCAAAAAGTAAGTTATTAAAACTTATTTGGTTTGTTGTATTGTTTTGTTGAACCAGAAAAAGATCAGTACTATTCACTTCGTTAGCTTCTGGCAATAATAATATTCCAAGGCTACTCATTGTTTATTAACCAACACGTTGCCATACAAACACACCGTAAAATGGTGGCATATTATTGTGTGGGTTATTTGTCGTATTATTTACTTGTGTTGTGTAAGTTGTTTGAGAGTCTAATCTGTATGCTGGTGGTTGTTGTGGGCCGTTTTGATAACTGGTTGAACTACCAGTATTGTTTAATTGAATACTAAAATCGTGTGTGTGTGGTGGTATTTCGTTTGGTATAAGTGTGTGGAAATATTCACCAGCAGTGAAATTACCAGCAGCATTTCCTGGTGATACTGTAAACCCAGCACCATTTACGTCGACCCCACTACCCGCACCAGCTAAGAATAGACCCTGGGCAACTTGATTCCATTGCGTACCATAAAGATAAACACCTGGGTTAACATTGGTTGTTGTGTAAATTACAGTATTGAGCGGGTAAAGTTGGTTTAAAAAGGCTGCTGTAGTTGTTTGGATTGTTGTTGTTAAAAGGTTTTGTAATGCTGCATTATCACTGTACAACTGTGTTGATAATGAAATCATATTAGTTGATAATGATGTTATACTTGAAGATTGAGCTGAAATAGTAGCAGCAAACGTTACATTATCTAAACCAAATATTAAGTTTTGATAGTTTAACTTTTTAGCTGTCCCGTTAATTTGTTCAATAACAAAATAATTACCTGGCATCACTTCACCAGCCTCAGGTAACTGATCAAAACTTAACGTTGCTGTTGACATATATGTATTATTTAATATAATAAGTTATGTCTACAATTGGAGTTGGTATTATTACGTGCAATAGACCTGATTATCTTAAAAGCTTATTGGAAACCATTCCTATCGACAAAATTGACAAGTTAATCATTGTTAATGATGGTAAGCCATGCCCAGAAGTTAGTTTAAACGTTCCAAGCGGTGGCAAATATTTTTGGCTAGATAACCCACAAAACGTCGGAGTAGCTAAATCTAAAAATAGTGCTATAAAATATCTGTATGATAGAAAATGTGATTACATTTTTATTATTGAAGATGATATGCTTATCAAAGATGAAAATATATTTGATATGTACATTCAAGCCAGTTTAAAGTCTGGTATTCAACACTTTAATTACGGTCCAGGTTCACCATTTAATAGAAAACAACAAATCAAGGATTTTGATTTGCATAACAGACATTTGTTGGACCAGCACAGTGAACCTAACCCAAGATTAATTGTTGATTACGGAGAAGGTGTAAAGGTTGCATTATATGAACACACTGTTGCAATGTTTTCATTTTTTACACGTAAAGTAATTGAAGAGGTTGGGTATATTGATGAAGATTTTCCTAACTGCTGGGAGCATGTAAGCCACACATACAACATTATTAAAGCAGGTATGCACCCACCGTTTTGGTGGTTTGCTGACATTGCAGAAAGTGAAAAGTATTTAACTGAAGCACCTGGAGCTATTGATAACTCTGCAATTGCTAAAGATAAGACGGCTTGGATAGAAAATGTGCGTAAAGGTGCAGAAATTTACAAAAATAAACATGGCCACTATCCAAACCAACCACCTTATACCTCGAAAGAACAAGTAATACAAAGTTTAAAAACTATCAAAGAAAAATAAATGAAACTTGGTTTGTCATTGGTTGGTATAAGCCATCTAGTACACAAACAAAGATGGCCAATTTCGAGGTCTTACACTACGTGTAAAGAAAACTATTCTAACGTTTTATTACCACGTCTTACAAAAAATTTTAACGTTGAGGTGTATTTAACAACATATGAATCATCTGAACAGAAAAACATTATAGATTTTTATAAACCCACAAAATATCAGTTTTTACCGTTTTCAAACTCGCACCAGATTGTAACGTTTATTAAAAGTATTGAACAATTACAAGGACAAAATTTGGACTATGTATTAATAACACGATTTGACATTAATTTTAACAAAGGTAAAATAGAACAACTGAAAGTTATGCTTGACAAGATTAACTTTTTATGTAAAGAAAAAGACCATTGGGATAACTACAATTTTGTCAATGACTGTGTTTATTTTTTACCCAGTAAATACCTTGCTCCACTTAAACAAGCGTGTTTCAGGCTATTAGAACACCCACCAAGACCCGGTTTAATGGATATGCATGGGTTGTATAAGTTTATAACTCAAGTAATTGGCCCAGAGCAAATTTCGTTTATGACCGATGAACATTTTTTAAGCAGCGGAAACGAAATTTATGAGCTCAAAAGGCTAAACATTGATTAAACCTGTATTGATATTATAATATAGAATGGTAATAATTATATTATCAAACACAGCTAACCCATCGTATTATACGATGTTAGAAAATTGTGTTAACTCAATTGGTAATCACAGGATTATAGTGGTAGAATCCAATAAAAAGTTAAAAGGTAAAGACATACCATTACAAAGCAAATGTGAGTTTTTTTTCCCAAAAGAAGAGTTTAATTACAATAAATTTATTAATATTGCAATTGGTTATGCCAATGAGGATAAGATCATTATTTCAAATAATGACATAGTTTATCAACCAGATTGCGTTCAAATTATAGACACCGCTCTCAACACATACGATTCAGTTTGCCCAACAGATACAAATAATATTAAGCACACAGAAAATGATAAAAAAATAACTAACCATACCGGGCCTCTATCGTTTGTAGGGTATGAAATCGGTAATCATGTTATTGGTTGTTGTATTGGTTTAACAAAAAAGACGTACAATAAAATTGGTGGTTTTGATGAACAGTTTAAATTTTGGTACCAAGATAATGATTACGCAGATTTACTCAAAACACATGGGTTAATGCATGCAAGACTCAAAGATGCAGTTATAACACATCTAGGATTTCAAAGCCATAAATTGTTGGAGAATAATTTGTTTGACATGACGCATGGTTTAGAAAAAGCATATAAAGAGAAATGGTTTTTATGAAAATTGCGTTGATGTGCCCAACAAGAAACCGACCAAACAAGTTAATAACTCTATTAGCTAGCATATTAACAACTGCAACCCACCACAACATAATTATAGTGCTTGGTATTGATGATGATGATCCAGTAAAGGATATATACTACAAGCTAAAAACTAACTTACCAACCATGATTCAATTGGTAGAGTTTAAAAATAAAGGTAAATTTTTAGGATTATCTCCAATGTGGAATGAAATGGTAAAACAAGTAAACTCACCCATGGAAAGCGTTATTTACGCTATGATTGGCGATGATATGATTTTTAAGACAAAAGATTGGGATGCTAAGATAATTGAAGAATTCCAAAAAGGCCCAGAAGACAAGTTAATAATGGTGCATTGTAACGATGGTATGCGTGGCCCGGGTAACAAATACCAGAACGTGCAACCATTCCCGGTTAACTTTTTTGTGCATGAAAATTATGTAAAAACAGTTGGTTATTTTGTAGAACCGTACGTTATAAACATTCACCAAGACACGTGGTGCGATGTTATTTTTACCAACTTAAAACGTAAAATATATAGGCATGATATTTTAATAAAACATTTGCATTTTAGTGAAACTAATGGTAAAATGGATCAAGTATCTGATAACTTAGAAGCATTAAGGAAAGGTATTTGGGATAATAATGACTGGGCTATTCAATATAAATCTGAATTTGAACAAGAGTTAAACAAACTAAGGAAAGCAATTGAAGACTATAACAATAATACAACCAGGTAGATTGGGTGATTTAATTATCTGCTTACCTATTGCTAAACATTATAAAGATCTTGGTTATAGGGTTATATGGCCTGTAAACAACATTTACAAAGATATGATGCAACATGTTGTTGATTATGTAGAGTTTAAGCCAGTAACAAATGATGTTTATAGATGTATTTTAGAAGCTTACAGTTACGTAATAGATGATTATGTTGACGTTGCAGCAACGTTTCCAGGCAGTAAATGTACAGAGGAGTATGTTAAATTAGGTGACGGGTTTGGACCGGAAAAGTTTGATGAATTTAAATATAGAAAAGCTAATGTACCGTTTGATAAAAAATGGCAATTAAGTTATGTGAGGGATATTGAAAAAGAAAACGATCTTTACAATCTTTACGTTAAACAGGACAAATACATAGTAATTGGGTTGAATCACTCTAAAGGTAGAGTAAACTTTGATATTCAAACAGATAAGCAAGTAATTGAACTCAACGAAAAACATAATATTTTTGATTGGAGAAAAATATTAGAAAACGCACGTTATTTAGTGTTAGTAGATAGTGCAATGGCTAATTTAGTTGAACAATTAAACATACAAAGCGATAAAATTTTAATAAGAAAGCCCGGTCAACCAACACCAACCTTTCGTAATAAATGGACATATAAATGAGAGTTGCATTCACAATTATTTTAAACGGTTATAGACACCTTGTACATAACAACTATTATCAAACCATTAAAAATAATTTTGATTATTGGGTTGTGGTAGAAGGTGTATCATTACCAACGGGGTCCACATCTTGGTGTAAAAATTTACCAGGTTCAATACACAACAATTATCTCTCTAACGATGGTACAACAGAATTTTTAAACTCCATTAAAGATGAAAAGTTGCATATAGTTAGACAAACAGGTAAACCTTGGCAAAACAAAGACGAACAAGTAAACGCAGCAATTAGTGCTTTGAAAAATGTTTTAAAAATAACAGATTGTATGTTATGGCAAATTGATGTTGATGAACAATGGACAAAAGAACAGCTTGAAAGTGCTGAACAAATGCTTATCAAAAATAAAGGCAAAACTGGGTGCTTTTACTGCAATTACTTTGTTGGTAAAGGCCAACAAGTGTTTGGTCAGTGGGGTGAAGGTAAGATAGAGCCATATAGACGTTTATGGGATTGGAAAGGTGAGATGTTTGTTACACACGAACCACCTAAACTAGAAGGTAATAACGGTCCAGGTTATCTACTACCTCAACGTTTTAATCACTATGCTTACTACTTTGAAGACGATGTAAAGTTCAAAGAGCTTTATTATCAGGGTTATGAAGGGCTGTTAGAGCGTTGGAAAAAAGTGCAAGACAATAGAGATACAATACATGTGAGTGAATTGCTTGGCCCCAATACGTGGTGGAGTAAAACTGGTACGTTTATAAAATACGTAAATGCTAATTGATGGCAATAATTTTATCTCCCATTATCTTAAAACTGGAATACCTCTATGTGCAGGTAAGATCGGGGTAACAGAACTTAACTTATTATACTGCGATTATAATCTGTTAAATGCATCGAGGTTTTTACCACATTTACAACATGAGGTGGAAGATATTGCTGGGCTAGTCCCATACAATGTAGAAACAACAAAACAATTCGGTCGTGATATGAGAGAAGCTTTAAAAGAAGTTGACCTTATTCCTAAATGGAATAAAGTGAACCCAATTTTTGAAAGCTATATATTTGAACATTATTGCGCACAAGCCCATATTACTGAATTACAGCATTTAGAACCATACTTTTTTGATAAGCCTTGGACAGATCAACTTAAAGGTAAGAAAGTATTAGTAATGAGCCCGTTTGCTGATTCTATACAAAACAATTTTAAAAACATAGACAAAATTTGGAATAGTAAAATAAAACCAAATTTTGAATTAAAGACCATCAAATATCCTTTCGCATTAAAAATACATTCCAACCCTTTATATAGTGCATCTGATCAAATTTACAAAAAGTATTTAGACATTTTACGTAAAGAGGATTTCGATGTAGGTATATTTGGCACCGGTTATACATCATTATTGTTTACTGCTGAATGTAAGCGTATGGGTAAAGCAGGTATTCATCTTGGAGGTTCAACACAAATTTTATTTGGTGTAAAAGGTCAAAGATGGAGAGAAATTAAAGAGTTTCAACCTTTCTTTAATGAACACTGGACTGATCCACTTGAGTCAGAAAAGCCAGAAAAAAGAAATATGGTGGAAAATGGCTGCTATTGGTAACCCTCCCTCACAATTATGAGTGTTTATGTGCAATATGATGAATGGGGTAGAATGGGTAACAGAATGTTTCAATATGCATTTGCCTATTTGTTAGCAAAACAACGTAACGTTCCTCTTATATCACCTGGATTACCAAACTTTAATATACCACCAAACTATAAAGATAGTAATTTGGCAGCCATGCCTATATTTACCCGTAGCTACGGCGATAATTACGTTGATATGAACGAATTAATGACCACTAAAAGGGATATAGTGGTCGATTCATTTGTGCAGAAATCCCAATACTATATACCGCACCGTAACGTTCTTAGAAACCTGTTCTCTATAGAAGATAATGTGATAAACAAAGGTAAATTAGTGGTACATATCAGAGAAACAGACTACATTGGACTTAATAAATTTCTTGGTTTTGACTATTATTACAACACAATAAAACAATCTGGGTTCAATTTTAAGGATGTTATTTTAGCGACAGATAATTCTAATTGTGAAACTATAAAGCGTTTGCTAAAAGAAGGGTGCACACTTAATTCTGAAGGATATGTAAATACGTTTAACCCGGTAAGTGATAGCAGATCTATGAATGATTTTAACACCCTTTTACAAAGTGAGAACATAGCACTATCACAATCATCCTTTTCATGGTGGGCAGCGTTTTTAGGCAACCATAAAACAATTATTTTTCCTGAAAAAGAGGGGATGTGGAAGTTAAATCCAGGTAAAGATGATGTTGATTTAAGATTTAGTTTATGAGTACTTCAACATCAAATAACGACAAATACCCTGAATTTTGTAAGTTGGCAGCTACAGATGATTTTGTATTTGCAAATTTTAAAACAAATCCAACCTATAATGAAATATTAGAGCATGTTACGTTTGAGGAAGGTGCAGAATATTATAAACATACAACGCAAAAAGTACGTGACCTACTTCCAAGCGTTACGTTTGATAGCATTGGCGGACCCGTAAAACACAATTATTACTTTGGTACATATTCCTCTACAACTCTTAGATATGCTAAAATTTTAAGTGATCTTTCCCAAATAGATTTAAATGGTAAAGAAATTGTTGAAATAGGTTGTGGTTACGGTGGCCAATACACACTTATAAGAAAATTGTTTACACCAAAAAAATATACATTTATAGATCTTGCTGAACCACTAATGTTATTAAAAAAGTACATTACCAAAGCAGGGTTTAATGATATTGATTTACAGTTTGTAACACCAGAGAATATTCAAAATACACAATCTGATTTAGTCATTAGTAATTACGCATTTTCAGAATGTGATGTAGAAATTCAAGATATTTACATAAAAAAATACATTAACAATTCAAACCATGGATACATGATTTATAACAATCAACGCGGTTATAAACATTTTGAATTACAAACGGTTTGCACTAAGAAAATAAAAATTTTTCCTGAAACACCACAAACACATCCTAATAACGTGCTTATAACGTGGTAAACTTGATTTGCGTTTAGTCGCATATATATAAATATATGAATTTTAGTGACTTAATGTGTACAAGTTCGAACTATGCACAAAAGAATTTACCGGAAAAGTGGGCAGTTATTGAACAACTTTACGAACAGAATATTAACAAGCAAGCCCCGCAAAAAATACCAAAAATTATCCACCAAATTTGGTTAGGAGATGGTATTCCAAATGAACTATGGAAGTGTATAGACTCTATTAAAGAGACTAATCCGGGCTATGAGCACCGTCTTTGGACAGAAGATGAGGCTAAAAACTACAATTTTAAAAACAAAGAACTTTTCAAAAAATGTACTAACCACGGACAACGTTCTGATATTTTAAGATACGCTATTTTACAAGAGTTTGGCGGTATATATCTTGATACTGATTTCATTGGTATAAAGTCATTTGATGAATTGCTTCATTTAGATTTCTTTACTGGTGTTGCTTATGATAAAGAGCCAATAGTGTTTAATGGTTTAATTGGCTGCATTCCAAACCACCCATTACTTGAAGACCTCAACAACTTTGATAACGTTTCAAGTAACGATGGAATGGACATTATTAAGACCACTGGTCCTTGGTACCTAACAAAGAGGCTCTTTAAGAAAATAAATGAGCTAGATAATATTGCAGTATTACCAGTTGCTTATTTTTACCCTTACCCTAACTTTGATAAGGATAGAAACGATGGTACTGATTACACAAAATATATCAACATCAAAACAATCTGCGTGCATTTATGGAATTCGTACTGGAATTAAATGACTTTATTTCTGGAGAAAGGTTACAAGAAATAGCTCATGTAACCTTTTTTGGTACTAACAATAGTAATATACCCAATCAACTTAAAAACACCAAAACGGTTTTAAGAGATGTATCTAAATTCTACTTAGAAGATGATGAAAATATTGTGTATGTATATGGCCATGATTTAGAGTTATTTTTCAACACCACTTGGCCAAAGATTACCAACCCAATAAAGATTATCTCACACAATACTGATTACCCTGTTGACAGCAAATTTACTCAGTACTTAGAAGATAGTAAACTTATTCATTGGTATGCACAAAATGCGGTGTTAGATCACCCAAAACTTACACCTTTACCAATTGGTATTGCTAATAGGCAATGGCCACACGGTAATTTAGAAAACATTTTATCCGTTATAAATGAACACAACAAGAAAGAAAATTTAGTTTATAAAAATTTTGATATAAACACAAATCAAAACGCCCGTAACAAAATTAATCAAATAACCCACGGTAATAAAATCTTTATGGATTCAAATCAGCCACATACTGAATATCTCCGGAGGGTGTCAAAGAGTGTGTTTGTTATATCACCACCAGGTAATGGGGTGGATTGCCACCGAATTTGGGAGTCTTTATATATGGGTGCGGTACCAATAGTAGAAGCAAATACAGCATTTAGAAACTTTACCGATTTACCAATATTGTTTATTGATAAGTGGGAAGATATTACATTAGATTTTTGTAAAAGTCAAATACCTAACTTTTACAGCGGCAATAAAAGTTACAATTTAGACAAGCTTAAAATGCAATACTGGAAAGATCTTATCAATGGGTAATATTGGTATAATTTGCAATGAGGTAGATCATTCTTTGTTTTCTAACTTTAGAATGGCTTTAACAAACCATTTAAATGAAACATTTAAAGACGTAAAAAACGTTAACGATTTAAATGATATTCAAACACTTATAATTATTGATGAACATTATACTTCAAATGTTAATATCTGGAAAAACAATAATTTTATAACTGAACTAAACAATAACAAAATTAAAGTTGTCGTTTTCAATTTTGAACGAATTCATAGCGCTCAATTTCCTTGGAATATAGATCACCAAAGAGTGCTTGAACAAATAAACAATTTAACGCAGTTTGTTAGTGATGTTGAAGACGCAAGGTTAATGAACAAAACAGTAATTAACAAACAATTACTTTCAAAAGATACTAATTTTGATTTACCAGCAATTAATAAAAAAAATAGAATTGTTTTTATAGGTCAAGTAAACGACTATTATCCAACAAGAAGACAAGTACTACAGAAAGCTAAAGACATTGGCTTACCTATTGATATAATTGTTACTGACCGCAAATATAACTACAAAGATTTCTTAACCAAACTATATGAGTATAAATTTGTTTTTAATCCACTTGGTACAGGTAAATTTATAAATTTAAGATATTATGAAGCATTAAAATTAGGCTGTATTCCCATACAACAAATAACAGATGATATGGAAAAGTGGTACGATGAGTTACATAGCAGCATTAATTTTACTGATATTGGTAATTTATCATTTGACAATATAAGTAATTTTTGTCCAAATTATTTGCACGATTACTACTTAGAAGATTACTTTGATGAAATAGAATTAAAAGAATACTTTAATGATCAAACTTATTATATTTGACCTTGATGGTGTGTTAGTTGAATCTAAACAACTACACTTTGAGGCTTTTAACTATGCTTTGGAACAAGTTGATCCACAGTACGCAATTTCATATGACGATCATTTAACCAAATATGATGGGTTAAGTACAAAAAAGAAGCTTGAACTTCTTACAAAAGAAAGGGGATTACCAGAAAATTTTTACGATCAAATTTGGCTTAACAAACAAGATAAAACTGTTGAGTTAATGGAAAGATTTAAACCGGACCACCGTATTGCAAAAATTTTAAAACAACTTAAAGAAAAATTCACAATAGCTTGCTGCACAAATTCAATACACAAAACTGCAGTTATTCAATTACAAAGAAAAAAATTAATAGAACATTTTAGCTTGTTGCTTACTAATGAAGATGTAAAAAATACAAAACCAAACGCTGAAATTTATATGCGTTGTATGTTACATTTTAATATAAACCCTGACGAAACACTTATTGTTGAAGATTCTTATGTTGGTAGAAAAGCTGCGGTAAGATCTGGTGCACATGTATTACCAGTAAATAGTCCAAAAGACTTAACGTTACAAAGAGTAGAAAATTTTATTATGAAAATTGACAACGAAAACTCCCCTAAAAATAAATGGAAGGATGAAAAGCTTAATATTTTAATTCCAATGGCAGGTGCTGGTTCTAGATTTGAAAAAGCTGGTTTTACATTTCCTAAACCATTAATTGATGTTGATGGTAAGCCAATGATTCAAGTAGTAGTAGATAACATTAATATAGAAGCTAACTACATTTTTATTGTCCAGCAATCACATTTAGAAAAGTATAATTTGAAACAAACTCTCAATTTAATTGCCCCGGGGTGCGAGGTTGTAGCTATTGATGGCGTTACCGAAGGTGCAGCCTGTACAACGTTGTTGGCAAAAAAATACATTAACAATAATAAACCACTTCTTATTGCAAATTCAGATCAGTTTGTAGAATGGGATAGTGGTGAGTTTATGTATAATATGGTTACTAATAAAGTGGATGCCGGTATATTGACTTTTAAATCCACACACCCAAAATGGAGTTACGCAAAATGCGATGAAAATGGTTTTGTAACTAAAGTAGCTGAAAAGAAACCAATAAGTGATATTGCAACCGTTGGCATTTATTACTGGAAAAAAGGTAAAGATTACGTCAAGTATGCTGAACAGATGGTAAAGAATGATATAAGAGTTAATAACGAATTTTATGTTTGCCCGGTGTTTAATGAAGCAATTCAAGACGGTAAAAAGATTAAATGCTTTGATGTTAAAAGGATGTGGGGTATCGGTACACCTGAAGACCTTAATTACTTCCTAACAAATTATGTTAATAATATCGCATAGAGGTAATACATCAGGCGCATTTTCTCCATTTGAAAATAAACCAGAACATATTAAAAGTGTTTTAAAAGACTACGATTGTGAGGTCGATGTATGGTACCATAATGGATTTTACTATCTTGGTCATGACTTTGCAAACTACATTGTTGATAAAAAGTTTTTAAAACATAAAAGACTTTGGTGTCACGCTAAACATTTACAATCTTTGGAACAAATGCTAGTTGATAATATAAAATGTTTTTTTCATCAAAATGATGATTATACACTTACAAGTAATGGCTACATTTGGACGTTTCCTTGTAAACCTGTAAGTAAAAACTCAATTATTGTCGACACCTCAAAAGACTGGAAAAATAAAAATTACGATTGTTATGGTGTGTGTGTTGATTACATTATATAATAATATACAATTAACACATGATTATTAAAGATATTCCCGTTTATGATGGTTTGTTAATTCACAAGCGTTTTGCTTATACATATTTCAGGAAAAAGGTTTTACCTATTGGCAATATTGTTGCATTTAGAGCTCCAATGAATGTACAGGCCGAAGGTATGATTGATAATGAAGACGTTTTACAGAACGATTTCATTTATAGTGACGATGCAATTAACTTTTGCTGGGAGATACCTGGTTTAGATCCATTTGGTGCAGTTGCTTATCAGAGACTTTTTAATACGCAAATTGCCATGATTCTCTCTAACAAGTATCTCAAGAAGCCAATTGAGGTTGATGGTGATGATTTTATGGTTCATGATGAGTTTGAGGGTAGTGATGGCTCAGTTCAGAAGGTTGGTAAGTGCAGTGTTAGTATCACATACTCACGGGATAGTGTAGCTCTTGGTCATACAGGTATTAATATTAATGCCGGTAGAAAGGCACCACCATTTGCATACAGTACAAAGCTTACTGATGAGCAAGCTACCCAGTTTATGCTAAATGTTATTGAGCTTTTCTATAACCTAAACGATGATATTTTTATCGCAACCACGAAAGTCATTACATGAAAAAGAAAGAAAGCATTGCTTGGGTCTTAGAGGTAAAAAAAAATAAAAAGTCTGGTGATTTTTTCATTGAATTACCACAAGAGCTTTTAAAGTGCATGGGTTGGAAAATCGGCGATACAGTTGTATGGGAAGAAGATGGAGATGGTTATATTTTAAAAAAAACTAAAAAGTGACAATATTTGATTACTTAAATTCCATTCTTTATACTAAGAATGAGATTGAACTAAACTGCGATGATGAGTCGCAGTTTAGTATTTTTATGATCAATAGATGGGTGTCATTTTATTCACCTGAAACAGCTGTTTATATTAACCAAACAACCAACATTTATAGCGCCCATTTCACGGTAAAACAAGATCAGTATAACTTTATCTATAACATTTTACCAAAATTAAAGTTTAAAAAGATTGCATATATAAAGAAAAACAAACAAGAAAAAGAAGAAAAGGAGTCCTTGATAGTGCCTGAGTTTATGAGTCAACGAGAGTACATCCGTAATGTTGACTTTGAAAAGACATTATCTAAATAAGTTTCATATGCAAGAACAACCAAAAGTTTCAATTGACGTTTTAGAGACAAGAAAAAGTTTAATAGATTTAGATAATTACGGTAAAGGTAACTTTGGTCTTGGCGACGATTTTAGCTTATCATTTTTGTTTGATGATATCGTATTAGTGGAATTTATTGACGAAGTTTCTGACGGTAAAGGCGATGTTATTCAGCGTAACGGCATTTTCGTCCCAACCAATTCGTTAATTAAAGCTTGGAGAAAGGCTCAAGTTATTCTTACCGGTCCAAGTGTTAAATATTGCAAGAAAGGCGACATTGTTATCTTCCCAAATGATAAGGGAGCATCAGTTGCTAATATTGAAATTGAGGGCTATGGTAGATTAAAGAAAGGTGTGTTTTTAAATGAACAAAGATTGTTCGGCATTTGTAAGAGAGTTAATGCCGATTCCGTAAGTGACCAAACTAAATTAATAAATGAGGACATCGTTACCGAATCTAAAGAACCTGTTAAAAGAAAACGTATGTGAGATAGTTTTCGTTAGAAGAAGACCAAAGCCAAACCAATCGCCAGTAAGACGTATGCTTTGCACTTTAGATGACAGAATCTTAAACAGCACCAACGGCCGTTTATCTTTAAATTATAGACCAACATCGGGTATATTACCATACAATGCAGAAGCCAAAAATTTATTACCTGTTTGGGATATTTTTATGCAGAATTGGAGAATGGTTAATATGGATCAGTGCGATCTTATAAACACCATTCAAGAAGACCAATTTTGGAATTACTTTAACAACACACTATTAAAAATGTCAGCTGAGCAAAAAATGGTGTTTATGGACTCATGATTGAAAAAACAGAAAGAATGATTTTTGACTTTTTACAGCGTAATGTAACTTTTTACATTAACAGTGAAAAGCCTATGAAGTCGGGTAAGCTGTTAATTTTTAGGTTTAAAGATTTTTATTTTAATTTTATTCTTAAGACAGATAACACAACAAAAACATTTGAATTACCTTACCCCTTTAAAGTAACAACAGGTGAAAATTGTTTGTATTTTAGCTATACATTAGAAGATTTTTCACAAAAGAATATAGATTTGCTTATCAAAGCAAAGTTACTTAAACCTAAAAAGAAAAATAAATTATACAACACAACAGTTGTTTTATCTGCACTCAATTAATATAATTACAGGTGTACAGTAGATACCTTACAAAGTTTCCAGATGGGTATAACCCCAGTAGTCAGCAAATTGATCTCATTAAGCGTATAGAAGATGCATATGCTAAAGGTTATAAATTTGTTATTTGTAGTGCGCCAACAGGTTCCGGCAAAAGTTTTATATCAAAAACATTAGCTAATGTATCAAATAAGTGTACTGATGAGTTTAAAAGATTGATTACATCTTACGATGCATTTAAACAGGATTACGTTGGTAATTATACCCACGAAGTTGAGTGTTTAAACCAACCACCGCACGGTGCAATGACCTTGACGATCACCAAGTCATTACAAGACCAATACAAGGGGTTATTTGATAGTTCAGCTGTCTTGAAAGGTAAAAGCAATTACCAGTGTCAAGTTAATACAGATGTTGATGTAGAGAACGCGCCTTGTTTACTCACACAAAAGCTTAAAGAAGAATGCTGGTCTAAAAATATTTGCCCATACTACAATGCTAGGAACAAAGCATTAGTTGACCAGTTTAGCGTACTGAACTATAAAATGTTTTTATCGTTACCAGATCACGTTAAGCGTAAAAATTTTATTATATGTGATGAAGCATCTGAGTTAGAGGATGAGCTTGTAAAGCATTTTTCAGTATTTGTAGATCCGGATAAGCTAAGAATGCTCGGTCTGAAAATACCATTTCTTTATACAGCTAACTTACAAGATGTACATAATTGGCTTAATCAAATTATGATGATTGTCGGTGAACATATTGATTCTTTAACGCAAAAACAAAAGCATGGTAAATCATCGAGTTTAAACATAAACGAAAAAATTAAACTTAATTTTTTCAAGAACTTTCACCATACATTAAATCTGATTGACTCAACGTGGGATAAATGTGAGTATGTATGTCAGCGTGAAGGTAAGACGGTACGTATAAT